TTCAGGCTGACTTGGATGTTGACCTCATCCCAGCCGCCGCTAGAGCAGGTGCCCCAGTAGGTGTAAAGGGTGCGCTGGACTGCTCCAGTGGAGGGTTCCCAGAGCACCGTGGTGACCTTGGCAACCCATAGGTTATCGAGGGCCTCGACAATCCACGCGCGGGTCATTTCAATGTTTGCAAATTGAATTGTGGCGTCAAGGTTGTCGCCTTGGAGTGTGGCTACCGCTCCACCGAAGCTAAACGGCAGAAACAAGTAGCCGTCTACGTTCTGGTTGATCGCGTAGTTCTGGAAGCGGTATTGGGCTGCTTGGCCGCTGGGGCCGATGTCGAGCAGGTGGCCGTAGGCGTACTCCATCAGACTCCAACAGAACGGCGGGTGGCGGCGCTGTTTTTCAGGCTGCGCATGGCGCGGCGTTCGCCTTGGATGGCGCCCTGTTGGGCAGCTTGTGCCATGCCGGCTCTGAACTGGTCAGCTGTAACGTAGTCCACATTGTTGATGCGTTCCACGCTGTAGCGGACGTCGATGGGCGCCATCGGGGCTGTTGCTGTGCCGCCGCTTTCGCTGCTGGAGCCGCTGCCGGCAATGACGGATTCTCCACGGGCGCCACGTGAATAGCGGGACATGGCGGCCGACATTTTTGACTGCGGGATGACGTATTCCGGTTCGCCGCCTTCGCCGATCAGAGCGCGAGTGGGACCAGTAACAAAACCGCCTTCGGCAAAAGCTCCTCCCGCAAACATGGGGCCGCTCGATAAAGCCCCGGTGCCTGTCAAACCTGGAAGACTCATATCGCTAGCAGCAAAACCAAGAGGATTTAGTAAACGCTGAAGTAATTGAATTGCTTGTAGTTTCAGAGCTTCAGCCGCAATACGAGCAGCCATATCAATAAAGTAGTCTCCCACGCTCTTGAAGAAATTAGCTAAACCTTCACGAGCAGATACTGCGCCAGAAACAATGCCTTTGAACGAACTGGCAAACGCATCACCAATAGCGGTGGCCGCCCCAATAATCTGATTTGTAGGGTCTGTTAAGTCTTCTATGTTTTGCTTTACTTCTTGTATTGCATCGGGTATACGCATATCAAAAATCTCGCGCATACCTGTGTCGTCCCAGGAGATTCCGCCGCGCAGGTCATCAAGGGTATTTGTAATAATTTCGTTGATGTCACGAGCGAGTTCGCGGAGCTGGTCGTCGCGTTCCAGCTGAGCGTCTTTGGTACGTACAATTTCCTGAGCACGAATAACAGCTTTTTCAGATTCGTAGTTAGCGTTAAGGAGTGCTTTTGCTGTATCTCGATTAATGTCTGCAATTTTTTGGTCGTATTCGAGGCGAATAGCTAGTTCTTTGTTGCCTTCAAAAAGGGCATCTCTAATACCATCTTGTGTTGTAGAAATAAGTTTCATTGCATCTAAATCTTCCAACAACTGAGCAGTTCTATCTTCGGGTGGTTTAGGTCCTTTAGCGCCTTTAGCGCCTTTAGCGCCTGTAGGACCAAGTTCGCTTGGTACCGTGAACGATTGGACTGGTGTGCCAGGGCGTGGTATTCCGGCAGGCCAGTTTGCGCCATCCATTCCGGCGTTTAGGTTTAGCGACGTAGCTAAACCGCCCCTATTTTCACCTCCGCCTCCTCTAAGCTTGTCTATTGAAGATAGAGTCCAATAAATAGCATTGAGTCCTGGGATCATATTTAAGATTGCTGTGCCTACAGCTTGAATAGTCCCGGGAATGCTGTAAAAAGCAGTAGCAAATTTAACACCTAGTTCTACAATATAAGCACCTAGTGAAATAACTTTTCCGGTAATTTCAGCTAACTTTATAAGCGCGGGTGACATCGCTTTGACTATGCGGTCAAATGCTGTTACGACTGTATTTTGCGTGTTAGTAAAGCTAGTGTTTATTCCTGTGGTGGCGTTTGCAAACGCATTGGTCATTGCGGTTGCAGTTTCTTCGTAGCTGCTTCTAACTTTTGTAGCCCCTGCGGTGCCTGCGTTGGCTACCTCGACAAGGGTGTCGATCAAACTTTGAACGGATATTTCACCGTCTTTAGCCATTTTTAAAATTTCGGACCTGCTTACTTTGTACTTATCTGCTAGTGCTTGTTGGATATTTATGCCTTGGCTTGTGAGTTGGTTAAGAGTTGCTTGGGTTACTTTTCCAGATTCCAGTGCGCTAGTGATTGAATTGCCGGTCTTTTCGAATGAGCCGCCGTATGCTTCTGTGAGACGGGTTACGAGCTGGATTGCTTTTGCCTGATCTTCAAGGGCTAAGCCAACGCCACGGATGTTTTGAATAACAGCGGTAAATTTATCTACATCGGTATTTGCAACCTTAAAGGCGTCGGAAAGTTGTTTTGTTTGTTGAGTAGAAAAGCCGATATCCTCACCAAGCTGTTTTATAGCTTGACCCTTAGAGGCAATTTCACCTAGAAGTGTGCCGAGCAGCGAACCAGCGAAGCTACCGCCGGGACCTGCAAGACCACCAACTAGACCGCCGATGGCGCCGCCGGCTGCTGCTCCACCGCTTTGGCCAAAGAGCAAGGGAAATGCGCCACCGATAATGCTGCCGCTAATAGCTCCACCGATACGTCCGCCAACACCTCCACCGATACGTCCGCCAACACCTCCACCACTTCTAGATGCTGCTGCTGCTGCTGTTGGAGGTAGAGCGGGACCCTGAACACCAAAGCCGGCATTTTGTATGAGCTGCCTTCGAGCAGCCTCGCTCGCTAAGCGCTGACGCGCTGCAACACTAGCCGCGCCCTCTCTACTCCGAATAGCCGATACTTCCTTTGCAATCTGTAGTTCACGTTCTCGTGCAAGATTGAGACTTTCTTGCGCTCGTTTAGCGTCTGCAATAGCGACAGCAGAGTTTTGATCAAGTCGCTGTAAGTTGGCCGCCAAACCTATCAGTTGCTGCCTTGTAGCAGCCATTCGCTGCAAAATTTGCTGTTTCTGTGCTGCTGTACGAAGGCCCTCTTGTTCCGCTGCCGTCATAGGTAAGGCAACGGGGAAACCCATTGCCCCTGCTCCAGCTAGCGGTCCTTGCATTAACGTGCCTGATTTCCCGGCAAGAAAACTGGCTCGTTGCTGTTGCCGAGCCAGTAATTCATATACTTCTTGGGTACCTCGAACAAGATTTTGCTGGCTTTGAACTTTTTCATTAAGCACCGCAGCACTTTTTTCTTCTAGGCGCAGTAGCGCTGCTTGAAGGGCAGCCTCATCTTGTTTACTCTGGATGATTCTTTGAACTCGCTCTGCTACCGGAGATTTTTGTCCGGCTAATGTACCAACAGCGGACGCCGGTCCAGGGCCGATAGGTCCTCGGTATTGGGTTGTTTCGCGTATACCCGATGCTGCTAATTTTGCTTTACGCTCCTGTTCAGTAATCTGTTTAAGTAGTAATGCACGTTCACGTAAACCGGAATTTAGTTCTTCAGTAGCACGTACATACTTAGTCGCGGCAATAGTTGCTTCTTCTGTATTTAGAGCAGCATTATTAAAAGCAGTTGCTGCTTGACTAACAATGTCGCGTAGATTATTGATGCTGCGAACAATCCCACCGCTGCCGATATTTTCTAAATAATTGTTTAATGTATCGACAAGTTTTGATGTTGCGGATACTTCGTTTTGGAGCCGCTTGAGTTCTTGGGCGCCGCGTACCGCAATTTCAATATCGGCTCTGTAAGCCACGGCGCAACGTCACACTCTGGTACTTCAGTTTACGGTGTAAAAAAGCCGCCGGGTTAGCGGCGGCGTTTGGCCTTGTCCATCTCCTTTTGCTGGTCTTCGTTCAGGATTTGGAAGTAGGCGCTCCAGCCGAGTAACTCCTCGGCGGTCATTGAGGTCCGAACTTCGGTAAGGGTTAGGCCCAGTTCCTTGGCTACGCCGAATTGGAGCATGAGCCAGTTGTCCTTGCGGAGTTCGGCGCTCAGGATTTTGGGTCGATGGGCTCGGCGTCGTCGGTCAGGATCGCCAGCATCAGAGCTTGCAGGTCTTTGTCCTTGACTTCGTTTTTCAGGACGTCCACTTCGCCGACGCTGAAAAGTTTGGCGCCGGATTCGTCGAGGGCCTTGGCGATCAGCAGTTGGAGTGCGAAAGCGTTGGCGTCGTCCGACTTGGCTTGTTTTTGGGCGCGTTCGCGCTCAGCCATCGTCAGCGGTGCCACCCACATTTCAAATGTGCTGCCGTCGGACAGGTCTACTACTTTTTTGACTGGCTCCAGGTTGGCGGCCTTACGGAGACGGTCGATTGCGCGTACAGGAACGGGCATACCAGTGCTTGGGGTATGGGATTAGTGTAGCGGAGTAGAAATGAAAAACCCCGGCTGGGAGGCCGGGGGTTGCTGAACTGGCTGCGACAGCAGACTATCAGGCAGAGGTGCTGAAGTCGAAGGTCGGGGTGCCAGCGGGGCGGAAGTTGACGGTCACCGATTGGGCGTCGTCGGGGTTGATGTTCAGGCTGGCCGAGGTCAGCACTGCATCGAAGGCGATTGAGCGGCTCAGGCTTTCGCTCAGGGTGCCGCCGCTGAATACGCGGTCGGTGTAGAGCTTGAAGGCAGCGCCAGTCTGTTGGCGCTGGAGCACGTCCTCGATCATGCGGTTGGACAGGGCGGCGTCCTCATTGGTCATGTAGACCGTTGCGGTGCCGGTGCCATCGCCAAAGCCGCTGATGTAGCTGCGGAAGGGCACGTACTGGCCGGGGGTTTGGCCGATGGTGGTGACGTCGATCTCAGCGCGGCTGATCTCGAAGCTCCAGTCGCGGACTTGGCCGACAACGGCGAAGTCGGCGTAAGCAACCTCGAACTCGTTGGGAGCAGCGGCGGTGCCCGTGTTGGTGATGTCTACTGCAGTACCGCCAGCAGTGGCGGAAACTTTCAGCACACCCGAGCTAGCGGTGTAGGCAATCACGTAATACGTGGTGCCTGCAGTAAAACCAGCGGGCAGAGTGCCGGTGCCGGCACCACCGGTTTGGCTATTTACCACGCTGAACTTGACGGGATCGCCGATTTTGAAGTTCAGGAACGGCGCAACGGTGACTTCATCGTTGGTTGTGCTGACTCCGGCGGTGCCGAAGGTGCCGGTGGTGCCGGCGGGTTTGTAGTAGAGGGCGCCGGACGTGCCGGACAGAACGGTGGTGGCCATAGGGCGTACCAAGTGGACGTTGTTGGGCGGGCACTGCCCGGCTTAATACAGGTTAGCGCCCAACACAAACATTTCCTATGACAACACAGTCGCTACGTAGGAAGTTTCGATGCGTCCCATGAAATGGGGAGATTCTTCCGTAGTGGAAAATGTTGGGCCGTTAATCTCACCGACTTTGAAATAAACACCGTTAGTGCTTTTTGTGCTGTTGTTGATGGTTTCCAGCACGTTTACGGCAGTGGTCAGCAAAGTTTGGTTGCGGGCCGGACCTTTGCCTTTTTCTGTGAGAATGCGGATGACAACTGCACCACGAGCGTTGTCCACGCTGGAGGTAAGAGTGGGTTCGTTGGTAATGCCGAAAGTAACATTGACGCGGACGTATTCAGTGGTTGTGTTGGGTGGGACGGCCGTGATGTTGTCGAAGTAAACCGGTACCGCTGGTACCAGTGCGCTAAAAGCTGTAAGCAGTGGATTTTCAACGGCGGCGCGGATGGCTTGGTAGTTCATCGGGGGCTTCTTAGCGCGGCGTCCATTTCTATTTTGACTGCACGGTTTATTCCGGCGGATGCGTAGGTAGCTAACCAGTCCAAGGGGGCTGTACGACTGGCACTTCCGTTTGGTCTACCGCCTGTTGTTTGGCCCCTGTACGTGTTGGGTAGACGAGTTGTGTCTTGGGGATCCCACTTACTCAAACCGAGTTGTGTTTGAGGAATTACAGCATCTTTGGGACGAATAAATGTTCCTTGTACTTCATCAGTGGCTTCAGCGGCGTAAGGGGAAAAGTTGGAGATCCTGTAGACGATTTTGTCTTTTAAGACTGTTGTTCTAAATAGTGTCGCTGTGGCTTGGCGACCGGTAAATGGGGTAGACGTAAATTCGACTGGGCGGGGTTCGCCGGACTGGCCGTCGCCTTTGACAAGTTGACCTTGCGGGCCTTCGATTTGCCAGGAGTTTGAGAACTTTCCGGTCCAGCTTGGGCCGGCTTGTTGTACTTCTCGGACAACGCGCTCGGCTGCCAACGTAGGGCCAACCAATGCGAGTGATCCGCCTAGCCGGTCAAGTTCCTCTGCGAGTTCTTTGCCTCCCTGCCAGAAACCTTTTTTAGCCATTACTGCGGCCTCGCAATAAAGGTGTGCATGACCGGATTGTCGCCGCGATAAGACGTGATGTTGATGATCTTGGCTTCGCGGGTGGCGCCGTCTTGGGTGTATTGGATGCGGTCGGCTTCAGTGGGGTAATACGTCCCAAGCTCACTGGTGCCAATGATGACCTTGAGGTCGGTGGTTTGGTACAAACCTTCGGATTCGCGCGGGTTGAGGCGGGTGATGACGGCTTTAACTGTGACGGTGGTGTCGGAGCCTGTTACCGCTCCAGTTGTTGGGTTGTAGGTGCGTGGGGTGGCGGTTTTGATGTACGTGATGTTTTGGCCCCAGTCGGCGAGGAGTGAGGTCGGGATGGGGGCAAAGGTGGTGTCGATTAGGCCCATGTCAGCCTCGACGCAGACGGACGGCGTAGTTGGTGGCGCCGCCCATGCAATAGGCGCCGAGGTAGGTCTGGAGCCAGGGATAGAGATCGAAGACGTTGTTCACCATGCCTGGTGTCATGGAACTGGACTTGTATTTGACTTTGAGTTCGCCGAGTTCGACTTGGTCGTAGAGGCCAGTGGTGCCGGTGCTGCCGGTGATGGCGTCGGTGTCGTTGGCTAGGGCGCGTGCCAGTTCGTAGGTGGCGACTTTGATTTCTGTTGGAATGACAGTGCAAACCAGTTCGATGCCGTCAACCTCGAAGTCTTCGCGGGGCCACTTCAGGGCTTGCGTGGTGGTGCACCGGTCGCCGTAGAAGCTGAGGGCGTCGATCCAGCGGGTGGCGCTGATTAGGGCGCGGTTTTTTTGGTCGTCGGTTTTGCTGGTCCAGGTCGCGGAGTCCGGGACGGTCTCAAAGTAGGTGTTGGCGGCGGCCAACGTCACGTAGCTGTTGGCTGACGCGCCGGCAACAGTGGCATCAATGACGGCAGCCACAATCAATACATCCTTTGTTTGAGTCTAGCGCCAGTGCGTGATTTCCTTTGTTTGGCGGTTTCGCGCAAAATCATTGAGTGGTAAACCTTGGCGCCGAACATTTCCAGCTCGGCTTGGGCTTCTAGGTGCTGGCCGTATTGGACGTCAACAAAGCTGCGACAGTTATCCTGTAGTACGAAGAGACGCACTGTACTCATGCCTGCTCGCAAAGCTGCTGACAGCCTAGAAGTAAAGGAGGAATCCGCACCATCTGCGTTGCCTGGTGACACCGTGCGCTCACTGGAGCCTGTTGCTGAGGCAATCCGCGAAATGTTTGCTGCCGGTAAAGATGCAGAGACGATCCAGCAGGAGTTGGCTGTTAGTCCGCATGTGTTTCGTGAGTTGCTTAGTCATTCGTACAAGATGGTGGGGCGTGCTCCAGAGATTTTTGAGTATCAGGAGCGGATTCGGATTGGTGAGATTGAGGGTTGAGTAGATAAAAGAAAAGGCCCCCGGTTGTGGGGGCCTTTGTTTTGGCTTGGCCTGAAAATCAGGCGTAAGCCGTGGTATCGAACGGGGTGTTGACCAGCAGGCGGCAGAGAGGCACTTGCTTGGTGGTGCTGTACACCAGGCTCCAGGAGGCGGTGTCGCCCAAGTTGCCGGTGGTGGCAGCGTTGGTCGGGTTGTCGCCAGCCACGTTCCACTTGGTGCCGGTCACGTGGTAACCGTAGTGGTAATCCACGGCCAGGATGTCCTGCATCGACAGGATGTTGCGGTCTGCGCCAAGGCGGAGATCTTGTTGGATGCCCTCGGAAACGACGCCGCTCTGGAAGAGGTACACGGGGTACTTCTTGGCGTGGGTCGAGGTGCCGCCGGTCAGTGCGACCAGTTGGTCGTCGATCACCACGCGGAGACCAGCGAAGGTCGCCACTTCGGTTTGGGTCACGCCCACACCGCCGCCGCCCCACACGACGGAGCCGCCGGCAGACAGTGCGGAAGTGCTGAAGGTCAGCATCCCCACCTGTTGCAGGTAGTAGGCCACGTTGGAGTGCATGGCGATGGAGTCGAGGTTGTCGCCTCGCTCACCCAGCAGGGCCTTGGCGGCCACCACGTTGGCAACGTTCAGGAAGTTGGCCTCGGTCATTGAACCGGGGACACCAGCAAACGTCTTGTTGGTCTGGTTGGGGCCGAGTACACCGGCGCCGCTGATGCCGCCGAACAGACCGGTCAGTTGGGCTACCAGGGTGGCGGTCTTCAGCTTGTTGATGGCAGCGGTCAGCTGGTTGCGGACGTGGCTGAGGGGGTCAGCGCCAGAGCCGAGCTTGCTGAGGTCGTCTGCGGCGTAGGCGAAGCCACGGTGCAGAATCGTCATGATCTGCTCGTCGGCAGTGACGTTCTGGGCGGTCAGATAACCCAGGCCACCGTTCCAGCTGGAGGTGGAGAGGATCTGGGTTTCGGTGGGGGCGATGGGGTCAAAGAAGGGCACGCGCACGCGGGTGCCGCCGGCACGGGCGTCGAGGGCAGCGTTGCGCTGGATGATGCCGCTCTGGACCCACTTCGATTGCTCGAAGATGCCTTCAGCGGTGTACTGAAGAAACTCGGGGCGAGTTACAAGGTTCGAGAGAAAAGTTCCCCCGAAGTTGCTGTTAGATGCAGACATTGGGTAGCTCCAGTGGAGTCAAGGTTGGGGAGGTTGCCCCACAGGGGCTAGAGGCCGGCTTCTGCTTTAAGCAGCCTGGCTTTGTCGGGGTCGCTGGAAAGCATCATCATTTGCTGAGTGACGTTCCAGCTGTCCTTAGACCAGGGGTTGGTTTGGCCGGGGAGCGAGGTATTGCGGGCACTACCCGTAAGACCCATGCCGGCGCGGTTCGTGGCTGCAAAATGGTGCTCGTAGCCGCTGCCGGGATTTTTCAAGTTGGAGATGTACTCGCCAACTGGAACTTCGACGCCTCCAACAACAGCCACAGGCTGTCCATCTTTAGCGCGTAGGTTCTCCTGAAGTAAACGATACAGCTGATCGGGTGCCAGTGCACCAGCCTGGGAGAGTTGTGCGATTGCGGTGGATTTCAGTTGTTCTTGGGTGAATCCTTGACGGATTTGTTCAACTTCGGATTCTTTTGTTGCGAGTTGTTGTTTGAGTTCGGCGACGGTCTCTTGTGCTTGTTCCCAGAGAGTTTTGAATTCGCCGGATTCGGCGAGTTTGGCGGTTTTGGCGGATTCTTGCGCTACGCGGAGGTCTTCGATTTGTTTTTGGAGGGTTTCGCGGTTTTCGCGGTCTTTGCGGCGTTCGGCGATCAACTCTTGGTTT